AAGAGTGGCAAGAGCACGTAAGAAGCCGGACAGGCTTAAGCGCTGTAAGAGCCTCATCTATGGGCCGCCAAAGCACGGGAAGACCCATTTCCTCGGAACAGCGGCACAAGATGAACGTACTGCCCCAATGGCGTGCATTGACTTCGAGGGTGGTGTACTGGATGTTCTGGAAGACATGCCAGGTTTCGGCACTGACTTCATTCACATCCCTTGCCATTCGTGGGATGACTTCAACGAGGCCTACACGCGTCTCTATGAGAACGATGAGGGGTTCAAGTCGTTCGGCCTTGACTCGTTGTCTGAGACACATATCTTCGCTCTGATGGAACTGCTAGAGGACGGGAGGCCTTCGCGTGAGTCGAATCCGGATCTCATCGAACAAGGTGACTACGGCACAGGTCTCGTACAACTCAGACGCCTTGTCCGTAGTCTTAGAGACCTCCCCCTACACGGGTTCTACACCGCACACCAAAAGGATGACGTTGACCGAAAGGAGGGCACAATCACAACAGTCAATCTCGCCGGAAAAGCAGCAGTAGAGATTCCAGGCCTGATGACTGTAGTTGGGTATCTCGCTCTTGAGGAAGTCGAAGACGGTGACAGCTTCAAGACCCAACGCGTCTTGCTCTTGCAGAACTACGCCAAGATCAGGATAGGCGTCCGAACAGGATGGGGGAACGAGGCCCCTGATGAGATCGTAGACCCAACAGTCACCAAACTGTTGGACACTCTGAAGTATGTCAGCTAGTGGTAAGGAGGATCAAAGTGGCAAGAGTAACAGTCGATTTCTCTGAGATCGAGGAATTCGAGCCAATGCCGAAGGGCGACTATGCGGTGCTCGTGGACAAGCTTGAGTACCGGATCGCCCAGGAAGCAGACAAGTACGACTACATCAACTGGGAGCTCGTTGTAACAGAGGCTGGCGAGTTCAACAACAGGCGCCTCTGGTTTATCACCAGCCTGTCGCCGAAGGCACTGTTTCGTCTGAAGGACATCCTGGAGAACCTCGGCCTGTACGAGGACGAGTTGGAGATCGACTACGACGAAGAGTCGATGTTGGTCACATCTCCAGAAGTCACCGGAATGCCTGCGATGGCAACGGTGTCTCAGCGCCCCTACGAAGGCCGCATCCAGAACGACGTTGTGGCTCTCACGAGCATGGATGGTGCAGAGAAGAAGTCAGCAAGGAAGACGACCTCAAGGTCGCCAGCGAAGAAGACGTCAGGTGCTCGCAAGCCAGCAGGGAAGACTCGGTCATTCAAGTGAGCGGAATCGAGGACAGGTTCCTCGACAGCAGCGTGCCCAAGCCAGAACTGAAGGCGCTTGGGCACTCTGGGTCGGGGGCATACGTTGGCCTTGAAACATTCCCCAACCCTGGTGTTCAGTTGGTGACCATGATCTCAGATGAAGTAACAGCGGTGTGCCCTGTAACAGGCCAGCCTGATTACTACACGGTGGACATCTCCTACGCACCAGATGACAAGTGCATCGAGTCGAAGTCATTGAAGCTGTACCTCGGCAACTTCAGAAACTTGGGTGCCTTCGTAGAGACACTCTGTGTCACTATCAGGGATGAAGTCGTTGAGGCACTCGGTGTCGATGAGGGTGCTGTTCAGGTTACGATGACTCAGAAGTCACGTGGCGGAATCTCTATCAAGGCACGCGCATGAGCTTTGAAACCCACAAAGCCAAGTTCACACGCACCTTCTGCGCTGCCCACCGCTTGCTGAATGACGACTCACCTTGCCACAGGATCCACGGGCACAACTACAAGGCTGAGATTCTCGTAGTAGTGCAGAGGTTGAGCGAGGAAGGATTCGTTATTCACGCTGACAGGATCAAGGAAGTGGTTGACCAGAGATTCGACCACAGGCTAATCCTCCACGAGGAAGATCCAACACTCATTGGAGAGATGGTCCCGCTCACCGGGTTCCAAGAAGATGAGGGCCGTACCCGTTTTGAGAGCGCTGAGGGTATGGTTGTTCGGGTACCTTTCGAGCCAACAGTTGAAAATCTCGCTGAAGAGATCGCACGTGATGTAGCGACTCAACTCTCACGGGTCGAGCAAGGACACGGGTACGTTGAAGTGTGGCTCGAAGAGGTACCAACAATCAGTGCGATGGCGAGAGTCGAGTGGTAGTGACAGATAAAGAGTTCAGGATCGCTGAGATCTTCGGACCTACGATTCAAGGGGAGGGAATGAATGCCGGTCTTCCTTGCCATTTTGTTAGGTTTGGCGGCTGTGATTATCGGTGCAGCTGGTGTGACTCGCCTCACTCCGTACTCCCTGAGCTCGTTGCTCAGCTCCCGAAGATGTCATCTGCTGAAATCTACGATCAGGTACTTGCACTCCCCAAAGGCCCGAATTGGGTAGTCCTTACAGGAGGCAACCCAGCGCTGTTTGACCTCTCTCTGCTCGTGGCACTTCTTCAGGACGGTGGCTACAACGTCATGACAGAGACACAAGGCACGGTGCATAGCAAGTGGCTCAACTCAGTTGATGAGGTATGTGTTTCACCAAAGCCCCCGTCCGCTGGAAACTCAACCTCCCACAACACTCTCCGTGCCTTTCTCACTGAGCAATGGAACAGGAACACATACCTGAAGATCGTGATCTTCACCGACGACGACTATGGGTACGCAAGAGAGATGCACAGGGAATTCCCGAATCAACCAATGTTCCTTTCTATTGGCACGCCAGCGTTCTTGCAACCAACAGTCGGGGATCCAGACCACTTCAGGCACCCAAACTGGTACGCGCGAGATGCTGTTGGCAAGAGGTTCAAGCAGGTAGCAGAGAGAATGTGCCAGGACAAGGAGATGAGAGACGTCAAACTGCTTCCACAGCTACACGTGGTTGCCTGGGGAGTAGAGAGGGGTCACTGATGCTGAAGAGACAGGAGTACAAAGTAGATCTCACGAAGCAAGACGACCCACTCCAGAAGAGAAAGCGGAAGGTCAAGGAGGGCAAGGGCAACCTGTACTCGTCTGAACTCGCTGGGCAAGAGTACCACGTCCCGACTCTAGACATCGATCTTGAGTGTGAGCTACATCCTTCGACAACTGAAGGTCACTTTCACCTCTACATCGACAAGCCAATGACGTGGGAGGACTACGCTTTCCTCCTTGAAGCACTAGAGGCAGTCGGGATCATCCAGAAAGGCTTCTACGAACTGTCCATTGCACGTAAAGCCTCGTTCCTTCGCAAGCCTGGCGTGAAGAAGACACCCGACGAGATTGGAGACTCGTAGTGGACAAGTTGGACTTTGGAGAGTTTGCTAATGAGCACAACCTCGAGGTAACAGCAAGGAATCTTCTCTATGAGATTGGGGAAGACCCAAACCGTCCTGGCTTGCATGACACACCCCGTCGTGTTGCTCGCTCTATGCTTGAACTCACAAAGGGGTACCGTGAAGACATCGAAGCAGAGATCAGGACATTCGACGCCGAAGGTGCTGACCAGATGGTTTGCCAGTGGAACATCCCGCTGTATTCTCTTTGTGAGCATCACATACTACCCTTTGTCGGGTACGCTCACATTGGTTACATTCCAAAGGGATGTGTTGCTGGTCTCTCAAAGCTCAAAAGGGTTGTGGACCATTTCGCTCGACGTCTTCAGATTCAAGAACGGCTCACACGTGAGGTATGTGACTACCTGGAAGGCGCACTCAAGCCACGAGGAGTGATCGTGGTCGTTGAAGCTGAGCACATGTGCATGACAATGAGAGGTGTCCAGGCGCCAGGAACGCGCACGACGACATCTGCTGTCACTGGAGATTTCCTGGATCACAGTGAGGGAAGCAGAGAAGAGTTCTACTCACTGATGGCGCTATCGAGGAAGGGAGCGTAATGAGTATCGTTGAAGGGCTGAAAGTGTACGAAGGCACAATCAAGAACTACCTTGGCATTCCAGATGACGAGCCAATTTTCATTCTTAGAGCACAGGACGTCGAGGCAATGGAGATCGTGCACTACTACAGCGACAACTACAGGACTGGAGGCACCTCCAAGGAGTTCCTCAGGAGCCTCGATGAGAAGGTAAATGAGTGGGAGACGTGGAGAGACAAGAACCAAGACGTACTCAAGAGGGCCGACTAGTGGTTAAAGGCATCGTCGTTCTTTCAGGTGGGCTCGACTCAGCGACTGCCTTGGGTCTAGCAGAGAAGGAACTCGGGTGGATACACTGCATCTCTTTCGACTACGGGCAGCGCCATGGCATCGAGCTAGATGCAGCAAGACAACTTGCCCAGCACTACGACTTCCCACATGAGATCATCTACTTGCCAAAGGAACTCTTCAAAGGTGGAGTCCTCACAGACTTGTCCAAGGACGTCCCGAAGATGACCTATGCGGAGTTGCCAGACGGCGAGATGTCACCAACCTACGTTCCGTTCAGGAATGGCAACCTCTTGTCTCAGGCAGCTGCATACGCTGACTCACTGATCCGCGACACTGGAGACACAGCACGCATCTACGCAGGGATGCACGCTGAGGATGCCGCTGGCTTCGCGTATGCAGACTGCACACCAGAGTTTCTAGGAG